TGACAGGTACCACTCTGACATCGACTCTGGCGTCAAACACGGACCCAATGTACTCGGGCCTGTACATTCTACGGAGTTCGACCCTTGTGGACTTTTCCCTGAACGATTACATCTTTCTAGACGTGGATGAATTGAAAACGCCGTTTCATGTAGACACTGGAGCCATACAGGGAACGACCGGAACAATTTCAGGATCAAATGCGAACCGGGCCTTTGCACCCATCATAATGGACGTAGGCTCGGCCTGTATTAAGAATTTTCATGAAAATAAGGACTATAGTATATCTGTGCTGTACCCTGAACCCATCAACAGTCTTCAGCGTCTGACGGTCCGATGGATAGACCGTGACGGGAACTTGCTCGACTTTCAGGGATGGAACACAAACGCCTTTGTCCTGCGCGTGTACCTGCGCCCCGACCCTCGGCCGGTGCTCCCCCCACCTGAGCCGCTCGAACAGATTGAAATTAAACGAATCGTGGAGGCGATGAAAGTCATGCCGCCTCCACCACCCGAGCCAAAGAGGCGTTTTCACTGGTGGATCATAGTTTTAGTTTTGATTGGATCTATTGTGGCGTATAAGACGTTCGGGGGGCGACCTGTTCAGGTCGCCCCTGGACTCCCCGCCGTCCCTCCGCGACTCGGCTCTTAACGAGTCACAGCGAACACCGCCTGGGAAGGCTCGTTAATCTTGACATTCTTGACGAAAGCCTTGACGATCATAAACACAAGGATGGACAGCAGGGTGGTGAGAATGGCGGCAAAGACGTGAGCCTGGAGACCGGGACCAGTCTTGACGTACTTGTCGATCGCCGCCTGGACAACACCGTACCAGGCCAGGGCGGCCGCAAAGGAAAAGCCGCCAATCAGAGAGTTCAGGCCCTGGCCCTCAACGGTGGTCGCAAGACTCATAAACGTGGATGCCATTTGTATTATATATAAACAAAAAATGTGTCTGAAGGATCCCAAGGGACGGGGCCTGTATACTCCTTCTCTTCCTCTATAAGGTTCGAGCCCTTCTGAAGTCCCTCGAAGCCTTCTGGAGGGTCCTCTTCAAAGTCTTCTTCCTGAAGTACGTTTGAGTATCTGATTTCTTCTGGGTCTTCTTCCTCCGACTCGGCCTCAACGACCCAGTACTTCATTCTTCCCTACCAAAAAATGAATTTTTGTCCACGGCATTTTTCAACGCACGTTCCGTTGGGTTTGTGGGGGCCCACTGGGCCCACGTGTCAGCACACTCATTCATCTGTCGAGCCATATCATCCTCTGTTCCCTCGTACCGGGACCAAGGCTCTTCGTCTTCGTCCTCGTCGGAATCGGACGAGTCGCACTGCGACTCGGACTCCTCTTCGTCGTCATAGGCTTCTGGGTACAGAGACCCCGTGTGTTTCCCCGTCACGTTCCGAGCAGCATACATGAGACCGTAACTCATGTCCTTGGGGGTTATGACACTCCGTTTACAGGCTTTACAATAGTGTCCGGCAAGTACCACGGCGGACTCCATGACGGGCAAAAACAGGTCCATAGCTGCACTCTCAATCTGGGCCGTGTCCATGTCACCCTGACCAGTTTTCATTTAGTGTAAAAGCGTCCTGAAACTTTAAGGCGTCCGCGCCCCAGGACACCTCCTATTTTGTTTCAAAATTGTAGGAAGGAGATGTCTTTGGCGCTCCGAAAGTTCGACCCGTCCAAGATGGGTGATGACAAGGTCTGTGTATTCATAGGGAAGCGTGGAACGGGCAAGTCAACCCTGGTGACTGATATCCTGTGGCACAAGAAACACTTACCAGCCGGTATCGCCATGTCGGGAACTGAAGAAGGGAACGGGTACTATAAACAGTTTATTCCGGACCTCTTTGTCTTTGGAGACTATAACCGAGACGCCCTTGAAAAGATTATTGAGCGTCAAAAGAAGCTCTTGGCCGTTGGTCGGTGCGCCCCCGTCTTTGTCCTTATGGATGACTGTATGTATGACCGCGCTTTTATGCGTGACACGGCCATCCGTCAACTCTTTATGAATGGGCGCCACTGGAAGATATTCTTTATGATGACGACCCAGTACTGTATGGATATGACCCCTATGATCCGTACCAACGTGGACTATGTATTTGCACTCCGAGATAACGTCCGTCAGAACCGTGAGAATCTGTACAAGGCATTCTTTGGCGTGTTTCCAACCTTTGATCAGTTTTCACAGGTTATGGATGCGTGTACAGAGAATTACGAGTGTTTAGTCCTCGACAATACGTCCAAGTCGAACCGTATCACAGACTGTGTCTTCTGGTACAAGGCGCCCATCAGGCGGAACTTCCGGGTCGGGTCTCCGGCGTTTTGGCAGTACCATCAGAGGCACTATAACCCACGGGCCGCACAGAGACCGGCCCAGCCCGAACCCGTCGTCAAACGAAGGGGCGGGTCTGTGAGTGTCGTCAAACGCGCTTGACACCCTTTCTTAATTTCCTTTGAAATTTCAGAAGGATGTTGACCTACGACCCAGATGCGAGTACTCTTATAAGTGAAATTCCCCCTTCGTCAGAACTCTCCGTCAATGAGGAGCTTGCCCGTCAGGCACTGAGTCGAGCACCCGAGGAGTCCACCAAAAGCGTTCCGACCGGGCTTTTGAGGCTAGAAAAAAAGGTTGACGAATCTCAAATGGCTGACTTTTCCACTCCAATTGAGGAGTTGATGCAAAACGATATACAGGGGTCTGGCCCATACATCCCTCAGCAGCCACAGGCCCCGTCTGTTTCGCGTACTCACGCTCCCCCGTCCTCCAAGAAGGAGGCTGCGGGTAATCCATTCGGTCTGACTGACGAGCAGTTCCAGGCGGCTCTGGCAGGTATCGCGTCCGTGGTTGCCTTTTCCAAGCCAGTTCAGTCCCGGCTTCGTACAATGGTCCCCAAGTTTGTGGCCGAGTCTGGTGACGTGTCGCTCACAGGCTTGGCAGTGACGGCCATCGTTGCTGCTCTCGTCTTTTACGTTATTAAGAAGTATGTGGTGGACAAAAACTGAGGCGCGCAAGCGCCTCAGAGCCCTAAGAGTCAAAAGACCGAGTTCCTTCGGAACTCCCCCCGTCTTTCACCGTGTCCCCACAATACCTGCGTTCCCCGCCCAGTGTGTACAGACCATTATCAACACAAAGCTTCTTGAGAGCCTCGAAATTTGTCCAAAAATGCGAAGTGTGATCGTACTCGGGCACAGACATGTGTGCCAACTCGTGAATGAGTACGTACATTGCCGAGTTTACATCGTCTCCATCCAGACAGATGTAAATTTCGTATCCCTTGTTCACGTTTGAACCTATAGGGCCCCTGGACTTGTCCCAACCATTCATGCCTGTAAGGATAGAAGGCCGAAGAACCCCTTTCCACATGGGGTCCCCCGTTTGACGGAGCATGTCAAGAGTGGCCCAGTATCTTCGTTTGAGTTCAGTCAACATAGGAGGCTCTCTGTGAAACAGAAATATCAAAAGTAAAAAACCAAACAGGACACCTGTGATGACTGGCCAGATCATCTCACCTACTCTTACGAAAGACAAATTTTGAGTACAAATCTGAGATGAGTCCCGTGGGCGCTGGAAGCATAGGTTCCCATATGACCAAGTCGAGTCCGAGTGCCGCGAGGTCCTTGACGAGGACTGAAGCGTCCAACACGGGCTCTTCGCGTCCACCGTCCGCATAGAACGGACCATCGACCAAACGGACGTTCAAGCGGCGCCCACCCTGGAGCAAAGCAAACTCGTTCCCCAGAGCGTCCTTGAAGTGTCCGTACTGGTCTACGAGCGCCTCGGCCCGAGCCTTTTCGGGCACGACACCCATAAGTAGACCGTTGGGGTTCAGGGAACACGCAATCGCCTTGAGGGATGTTCGGTACGTCACGGAGTCTTCACAGATGTACTGAAGCGAAAAGTTATAGCAGATGACATCATATGGACCGGCAAAAGCCGCCTGAATAACGCTCCCCTGACCGAGAAACCAGACACCAAACTGAATATCGTGAGCCCGCTGTTCCGCCTCTCTCAGAGACTCGGCGTCTGGATCAATAGCAAACACGTGGACCCGAGCAGCCTTCCACTTGTGCCAATCGCCCCCACGTCCACACCCACAGTCGAGCACCTTGGTCCCTGGGAGGACCCATCGCTGAATCAATTGGCGTTTTGCATCATTGTGCATCTTTCGCATGTGCTCACTTGTTTGCGCCATTTAGCTTAAAAAATAAGCGCTTGTCTCTTTTATATGGGTACTCTTGAGCAAGACTACTTGACGGTTCCTGGCCAGCTGTTTGCATGCATTTCGTTTGTGGGACCTGACCAGCCTCAGAAGAATGAGAAGCTGGGTATGAAGATTCGCGGCTGTTTCGCAACTCGTGACGAGGCGGCGAGCCACGCCAAGCGCCTTCAGAAGGAGGATGCCCTTGTTGATATTTACGTTGTGGACATGTACAAGTGGCTCCTTGTGCCTCCAGACCGAGAGCAGATTTCAGACGTTCACTATCAGAACGAGAAGCTCGAGGAGATTATGACCAAGTACCGCGAGAACCAGAGCCAGGCGGCGGCGATGTTCGAGAAGCGCAAGCGTGATATGATGGCCAAGCCCATCGAAGGCCCGTATCCGTATATTGACCCAGCCGATGAGAACTCCAAGTACTACACCAAGCCGGACGTTCCACCCATCCCTCACCCAGCCGAGTTTATTGATGATCTGAAGAAGGAGTTTCCAGACAAGGACATGGCCGAGATTGTCAAGATGGCCGACGAGAAAGTGGCGAAGATTATGGAGGAGCGTAAGCTGCCCGCGGTTCAGATTGAGTCGGTTCCCGAGGGTGACGAGGGGGGCGAGGAGTCTGTCCAGACTCCGACCGGTGACGACGAGGTTCCAGACCAGTAAAAAACCTCTATAGATAACAGATGAATATAAAGTCCATTATTACAGCACTTCCCACGTGGCAAGCTATCCTCGTGACAATTGCTGGAGCCATGACTATTTTCACGAGTCTCCTCCTTCTGCGGCGAGGATATGTGGCGCCTATCGCCGCCGTCTTTTCTGTCGCTTTTATAATTTACGCAAGTATATTGCGTCTTAAAACCTCAAAACCGCCGCCTACAGACAACGGAACAGGTGGGTCTCAATTTGACGTGTTTCGTCAAATGGAACCGGCCGATCAAACTCGTGTAAATCCCTGGGTGGGGATATTACAGGAGGATGTATATGCGAACCGTACAGGTCCTATAGGTGATTTTGTCGGAAACGATGACTATGTCAAAAAAGCACCCTTGTATTCTGTTACTTCATAGTAGGGTTTACAACAATAGGGCGCATACTTACCATGAGTACACCAATAACAATACCAATCAAAATAAGAGCAATGTGATTATCTTTGAGTGAATCAAAGACGTTCTGTTGACGTACCGGCGGGTCGAACACGGGAACAAAACGTCTCTGGGGCGGCGGCTCCTCAAACTCCTGTTGAGGTGTCCAAGCCCGAGGACGAAATTCAGGCTCGGGGGGCGGTGGGGCGCTTCTTGACGACTGCTCGGCGCTTTGTGACAGAAACGGGAGGTTCTCCATCACTGTCCGACTCACCACTCTCACTTTTATCTGGTACAACAAATCCGTCTAAATTTCCATCTTCGTCTGCATCAGATTCATCTTCCTCCTCGTCTTCATCAGTCTCGATGTCCTCGGAGGACTCGTCCGGCTCGTCCGTGTCATAGTCCTCGGGCGCGTAGTCGTCCTCGACCTGCTCAACAGGCTCGTAACGCACAGGGGGCTTGGAAACGCGTCCGGAGCGGGTCCGCGTTCCAGTCTCAGGGGACTCAACAGTCACAGCAGCTTCAGCGAGGGTAACAAGGTTTCCAACTCCTGCGGAGTTGATCTCATTGCCCGTGGCTCTTGACTGGTCCCGGGTCGCGCGTGTCGGCATATTCTGGATAATCTATGAGTGTCTCGTTTAAGTAACGTGGGAAGAAGTAAAGTCCCTTGTGAGTTGCATTTTGATTCAAAATGAGTTCACCTTCATATCCCAACTGAAACGCCATCTCTGCAAGCTTTTCCTGAATATCAGCGTCATCTGCGCGCCGGAGTCCAAGCCCGAGGTCCTTGATGTTTTCCGTCGCGGCATACAAAGCCTCTGCCGCATCATCCAAACGGGTCGAAGCCAACTGTTCGAACGTGTGGAGATTGTCCAGAAACCTTTGCCAACTTGTTGGGTCCAGACCCGAGTACGGGTGGACCATCTTTTCGTACTTTTTGAAACGACTCCCTGGACCCATCGGGAAAAATATCCATAAGAAAACAAGAAGGAGGACTACCCACAATAGCAACATCTTTGAGTTGCTCTACTATAGATGGAGGAAGAATATGTTCCGTCCCTTTGAACTCGGCACACTCCTCGTCAAAACACATCTGTGAAATGCGACCTGAATTCACTTGGAACCATACATGGTTCGACTTGTGTTCCTTTCGAATTCTTTCACAAAATTTGGAATCCGTCTGAGCATACCACCAGTTCTGACCTGCACGTTGGACCTTTTTGATATGAGATCGACTCTGACCATCCATGTACTTTTGAACAAAGTCCTCGAGTGGGCCTGTATCCCCCAAGACTTCTGTTTGAGGCGCTTCTTCGTCTGTTCGGACTGCAAACAGTGTCAGAGTTTCTGTGTCGGGAACCTTGGAAAACTCTCGACCGTCCAAGGACCGCCAAGGGACGTACGGGTCACCTGTGGGTTTCTTATGCGACCACAACATTCGAAGACCTGACCCACCATAGACTGAAGAATCTATAACCTTGTCCCAATCAAAGGGAAAGTCTGCCGCCAAACTCGTCACTATTTTTGTTCTTAAATTCATGGCTTGGGTCCGAGATACGGTGAGGTTAGGCCAATGTATATGAACTCCAGACTTGATCAGTTTTTCACCTATGGATCTCGGTCTGGCTCGAGCGATAAGACAAGGACTTGGCGTTTCAAGAGCCTTGTGAATTATAGAACAAAATTGAACAAGGTCTTCATCTGATAGTTTGGTCTCGGCCTTGTAGTCCAAGTCGACGAAAAATTTAAAGTTTTCCGTCTTTTGTTCGACGACATACAATTTTGTTCCTAAATTGATCGCTTCTATGTACTCTCGGTAGAAGTCCAGGGTCTCTTCCGGGGGCACATGGAGGATTCCTCCATCCATCAAAACATGACTTCCTGGCCCATGGGGAACGCGCCAACGTTCTATGGACATTAGTCCTAAAGGTGTTCACACCTTTAAACTCCAAAACAACCTCGGGTCACAGTGAACCCTGCGGGTTCACTGGTTCTATTCCTCATCACTTGAAGAGTCCAAAAGCCACGACAGAATGTGTTTGTGTTTTTGCTTGGGAGTTGACTGGTCTGGCGCCTTGAGTTCCTCAACAATAGCCTCTTCCTTTTTCGTGAGTTCAACCGGGGCGGCCTCCTCGGACTCTTTGGGGGCCTCCTCTGACTCTTTGGGGGTTTCTTCATCATTTTTAGGGGCCTCTGGCTGAACACTCGGATTCGCCTTCGGCTCATCCGAGTGGGTCATTTCCTCCACCTTTTGAATTTCATAACACAACTTCATGAGAGACATTTCATTCGCAAGCTTTGCCGCCTCCTTCTCAATCTTCTTTGGGTCTGTAATCTCACCCTGAAGCTTGACAAGGATGATCGCCAATTCAGTCTTTGATCGGGTCATCTGAATTTTAGAACGAAATTAAAACAGT